GGCTGGGCGGTGCGGCTGTTATCGCGGCTGGCGACGCGCATCGCGACCACGACGAAGCAAAACGGCCTGCTTGATTGGCTTACTGTTTTTGCAGGTATGTGATGGTTGACCTGTCTCGCATCACGCCACAGGCGTCATCTGCATATGATAGGCTGATGCAGTCTTGGGGTGGGCCACTGTCGTTGACAAGTGGATACAGGTCGCCAGAGTATAACCAGAGAGTTGGCGGCGCAAAGCAGTCGCAGCATATGCATGGAAATGCCTATGACGTGTCAACTCAGGGGATGACGCGAGATCAGCAGCTTGAACTCATTAGGATGGCGCAGGCGTCTGGCTTTGGCGGTGTCGGAGTATATGATGGTTCGCTGCATTTTGACGTTGGACCGCAGCGCGCATGGGGTCCAGATTATACTAGAAAAAGTTTACCAGACTGGGCGGCGTCAGCACTTGGCGTGTCCAGCGGCGGCGGCGCTGACATGGTAAGCGGTGGAGATGGAGGCGACAGGCTGATGGACGGATATGGAAACAATGCACAGCCACGCGGGCTGCTTGAAATGCTGGGCATCCAGAAGCGTGACGAGGCGGCTGGTGGCGAGACTGCCATGCCATTCTTCCAGCGCGGGTCATTCAAGGACACGATGGGCAACCTTGCGATGGGCCTGAACAGCCTGCGCCTGACCCCAGATCCAAATCTGGCGGCGCGTGTCAGCGGTCGTCAGCAGGAGCGCAAAAATCAAGCAAAGCTGAACAAGACCACCGAGTATCTGCGTCAGATCGCGCCAGAAGCGGCAAGCCTTGTTGAGTTTGGTATGTTTTCACCTGCAGAGGCGCTGACATTTTCGCGTGATGAGCAGATGCGCGATATTGCACGTCAGGCGTCTGAGGCTCTGCAAGCAGGCGACATGAAGACAGCATATGCGCTGGCAATGCAGTTGTCACCGACAGCGTTTGGTCAGGCAATCGCGCAGCAGGGAATGCAGCGTAAGCCAGAGGTTATCAGTGACGGTCAATACACGGTAAGCTATGGCCCAGACGGACAGCCAACAGTAACGCTAAATCAAGCCGTGATTGACGAGCAAAACCGTCAGGCTAAAATTAAGGATGACAAAGCCAAAACATTGCCAGCAAGATTGCAGACGGTTGAGGAAGAAGACTTTGCGGCCATTGATACCGCAGATGCACTCAGCCAGCAGATCGGCGTCATTGCGGCTGACTTTGGTTATGATCCAGAAACTGGGTCGTTCAATGGTCCATTGCAGTTTGGCCCTGCGGCGGCAATTCAATCAAATCTTGCACGCGCTGGCGTTGGTGGTCAGACGGCGCAGGAAATTCGCAATGCGCGCCTGCGCTATGAGCGTTTTATCAAAAATTATGTCAATGAAAGTCTGCGCCTAAATAAAGGCACTCAGACCGAGGGTGACGCGCAGCGTGCCGCCGATGCAATTGACAACTCAGCGACAACCGCAGATGCGTGGCAGGCAATAAATGACCTGATGAGAATTAATGATCGGGCGCGCAGAATACGAGAAAATGCAATCAAATCGCGGCGCGAAAGATATGACGCACCGCCTGTTGAAGTTCCACAGGGATGGAGTGTTGTTCAATGATCATCAACATCAACGGCATTGGTCAAGTTGAAGTCCCAGACAGCTTTATGAGCATGAGCGTCACAGAGCAAAATGCGCTGGTTGATCGCATTCGTCAGCAAACCAACACAATTGTCAAAGATGAGGTAAAATCTGGCGCAGTTGATGAAAACTTGCTGGGATCTCGCATCAGATCGGTGGCTCAGGGCTTATTCCTTGGTTTTGCTGATGAAATGGAGGCAGCAGTTCGTAGCCCATTGTCTGCCATTGGCGGGGCATTGGGCATCACGGACGGCGAGGGATACACAAACACACTTGAGGGCATCCGTGGTGGCCTGCGTGATTACCAATCGGAACGTCCAGTAGAGGCGATGGCATATGAAATTGGCGGGGCATTGCTTCCGACCGCAGCCGCTGCATTGATGACTGGTGGTGTTGGTGGAGGCGCAGTTGGGTCTGCCACAGCCGCACGCCTTGCTCCAACGGCAATGCGTGCAGCGGCACTGGGCGCGGCAGAGGGTGGCATTGCTGGCTTTGGGGCTGGTGAGGGTGGATTTTCTGACAGGCTTGGATCAGCAGCCACTGGTGCGGCACTTGGCGGAACAGTTGGCGCAGTTGCTCCAGTTGCGGTCGAGCGTGGCGCACGGTTGGCGCGTGCCGTTGGAGACAGCTTGGGGGTTGGTGGTGCAAGCCGCGCAGCCACGGTGGCCGAGCGTAAAGTTGTTGAGGCATTGCAGCGCGAGGGCATGACGCCAGACGAGGCGCTGGCACGGCTACAAGAGGCACGCGGACTTGGCATCAGCGATGTGACGCCTGCAGACCTTGGTGAGAACTTGCGTGGCCTTGGTTGGCGCTCTCAGGCAGTGCCAAATGAGACACGTCAGGGCGTTGTCAATCAATTTGCCGAGCGCCGTGCTGGTCAGGCTGGGCAGATTGCGGAGGGCGCAACAGAAATGGCTGGCGTGCTTGGGCCAACTGGAATTGACTATATTGATGAACTGGATCGCACCACACGCGCACTGGCAAAGCCTGCGTATGACAAGGCGTATCAAGTCGTCCTTGACCCAAAGCCATTCCAAAAGTTTACAGGTAGGAAAGTTATTTCTGACGCATATAAAGTGGCGCAGGATCTGGCTGAAATTCGTGGAGACGGAAGCCTGCCACCGTTTGATCAGTTTGTGACTGGCAATGGCATCCCCACAGAGGTGGCACATGGCGTAAAGCGCGGCCTTGATGCGTTGATTGAGGCTGAGACTGATGCGGTCACTGGCAAAGTGACGACACGCGGTCGTGAACTGATAAACTTGAAGAATGATTTCAACGGTGAAATCGTCAAGCAGAACAGCGCATACGCATCTGCCAATAAAATGTTTGCAGATCGGTCAGGCTTGCAGTCTGCCTATGACGCGGGCGCATTGTTCAACCGCATTCCTGAAAAGGAATTGGCGCGCAAAGTCAGTAAGATGACGCCGCAAGAGAAAGAGGCACTGCGCGTTGGTGTCATCAGCAAGGTGCAGGAACTTGCATCTGTCACTGGCGATGCGTCAGACTTCACCACGACAATCTTTGGGTCACCACAGCGTCGATCGGCACTTCGCCTTGCGTTTGAAAACTCAAAGGAATTTGAACGGTTTGAGCGGTTTATTAAGATCCAGCAGGACAAGGTGCGGACTGCGCGCAAGGTGATGGGCGGCTCTGAGACAGCCGAGCGCCTTATGCAGCGCGAGGATAGCGGAGTTGATCCGTCAAACATTATGAGCATCTTGGGGCAGGCTGGAACTGGCAATGTCACTGGCGCTGCGTATAATGCCGCGCAAAGCATGATGTCGCGGGCGCAGGGCATCGGTGAGCGAGGTGCGGCAGATATGTCTAGAATGCTATTCTCCGCAGATCCAGCACAGCAGGCCAGCATCATGCAGCGCCTAAACCAGCGTAACATAATTGACGAGCAGATGCGCCAGCAATTGTCACGCCGTCCAGAGGTCTACTCTGGCCTGCTTGGGGCTAATTTTGGGTTACAGTCTGGCCGTGAGTGATCGGCACAAAACAGGCTTTGTCACAGTAAGGACACGACATGGAAATTGACGCAGAGACATTCATCCTAGACGGCATCGACATCACGGATGACGCGGTCAGCGCGCCCGTGGAGGGGCCAAAGCCTCTGTCAATCGAGGAGGTCAACAGCATCGTGTCGATGGCCGTGCAGGACGCCGTTGACTTTATCTCAAGTGAAATCTCGCCAATTCGCATCAAGTCGCAGCGATACTTTGACGGCGAGACAGACCTGACATATGAGACTGGCCGATCTGGCTTGGTGTCAACCAAGGTGCGCGACACTGTGCGCGCCGTGAAGCCATCGCTGATGCGTGTGTTCCTGTCCAGCGGACGCTATGTCGAATATGTGCCAAACGGGCCAGAGGATGTGCCACTGGCCGATCAGGCGACATCATATATGCACTGGAAGTTTCAGAGCATCGGCGGGTTCCGCATTCTGTCTGACGTGATCCACGATGCACTGGTCAAAAAGATCGGCATCGCCAAGGCGTATTACGTCAAGACAGACCTGTCCAAAGTTTACAGTTACACTGGCCTGTCAGATGAGCAGGCGTATGCGCTGGTTGATGATCCAGACGTTGAAGTCATCGAGCATAGCGCCACCGAGGAGGTCACCGCCGAGATCATCGACGGCATGGCTCCAATGATGCAGGCCACGCCGCGCACGCATGACATGAAGATCCTGCACAGGCGCAGCAAGGGCGACATTGAGGTCATCAGCGTGCCGCCTGAGAGTTTCTTTATCGACCGCGCAGCGCGCAGCATTGACGACTGCTATGTCTGCGGAAACCGTGTGGATATGCGCGTTGGCGATCTTGTCGCTCAGGGCTACGATTTTGGCATCGTGTCTGAATTGGACAACTCCATCAGCGTGGCCGACACGGCCAATGAGGAAGACCAAGATCGGCGTGGATACGCACTTAATGGCGACGAGGCAGACCAGAGCGCCGACATCTCCATGAAGCTGGTGACCATCACCGAGGCGTATATGCGTATTGACGCTGACGGCACTGGCATCCCGATCCTGCACAAAGTCACACTGGGCGGATCAAGCTATAAACTGCTTGACGCAGAGCCATGCGACGAAATCCCATTTGCCATCTTTGAGATCGATCCAGAGCCGCACACATTT